AAATCGGCGTCCCAAATGATGTAATCAAGGATGCCGGTAAGCAATCAGCGGATGCAGTTATTGGGGAGGCTCAGCGAATTGTGCCAGTCCGCTCAGGCAAACTAAGGGATTCAATCAGGCTTACGGCTAATGCTCGAGGCAGGGTTCAAATCCAGGCAGGAAACAACCGGACATCCAAATCGGGAGTGCCTTATGCAAACCCGATTCACTGGGGCTGGTTCAAGCGAAACATCAAACCTCAGCCTTTCTTTGTCAAAGCACTAGGATTGACTCGTGATGAAGTGTACGAAAAGTACATGAATAACATGGCAAAACTAATTGAAGAAGAAAGCAGAAAAGCAAGATGATCAAGTTTGAAGAACTAACCCTGGGTGAAATTGAAGAAGTTGAGCTGCTCCTAAACAGCTCAATTGACCAAGCTTTTGCTGACGGCAAGCCAAAGGGCAGAGCCATCAGAGTGCTTTATTGGATTAGCAAAAGGCGTGAAAATCCAGATTATAAGTTTGAGGACACTGAAAAGGTGACTCAGGCAGAAGCCCTAAGCTACTTGGCTGGGGATGAATCAAAAAAAGAACAATAGAGCTTAGTGCCCTAAGACTGGCACGCTTCTGTCTAGCAACCAGTCTACAGCCCTCAGAGGTCAAAGCCCTAAGCATGGCAGAATACAAGGCTTTTATTAAGGTGCTAGAGGAGCGAAACCCATGAGCTTAGTTCTCAATGTTGAAATCCTTGGAGAGTTCAAGAAACTAACCGAGGCAACTAAGGGCTCTGAGAAGTCTCTTGGCTCTCTCGATGACCAAGCAAAGAAAATCAGCAAAGGCATAAACACAGCACTCGGAGCTATTGGAATTGGCTTCTCTCTCAACTTCCTGATTGACCAGTTCAAGGAATCAACCAAAGCTGCAGTTGAGGATCAAAAGTCCAAAGTTCTGCTCACCAAGGCTTTAGAGGAAAACCTCAATGTCTCACAGCAACAGGTGGACGCTGTTGAGCAATACATAAGCAAGACACAGATAGCAACTTCAATCACCGACGACCAACTCAGACCAGCGTTCTCCAAGCTGGCAATAGCTACTAAAGACACTAATGAAGCCATGAGGCTGATGTCTATTGCTACGGATGTTGCTGCCGGAACAGGCAAGAGCCTCGACACTGTAGTCATGGCGATGTCAAAAAGCCTAGCCGGAAGCGATGCAGCTCTTGGCAAACTAGTCCCATCGGTCAAGGGTGCAGCAGATCCACTTGGCGAGCTCGAGAAGATGTTCAAGGGTGCAGCAGAAGCAGCTGCCAACACTGACCCTTACGCCAGGATGCAGATTATTTTTGGGGAGCTCCAAGAGGAAATCGGGATGGCTTTGTTGCCCTATTTGCAGCAATTCTCAGAATGGCTAGCTTCTCCTGGGGGTCAGGAGCAGATTCGAGCTATTGTCGACACGATTATCGACATGATTGAAAACTTCAAAATAGTCATCGACCAAGTTATGAAGTACAAAGAACTGATAGCTGCAACTGTTATTGTGCTGGGTACTTTGACAGCAGCGGTCAAGCTTGCAACCTTGGCTCAGGCAGCCTTTACACTAGCCTTATCAGCTCCTCAATTCTTAGCAGCAGCAGCCGTAATCGGCTTTATTGCTGCAGCCTATCTGACTCTTACCGGACAGATTCAACAAGCAGCCAGGGCTCAAGCGGAGTTCAATGCCAGCGTTAGCGGAGCAAGCTTCTCAGGCTATACCTCCGGAGAAGCAGCTTTTAATCAGCGTTATGGAATCGGAACTCGAGGCTCATCGACAACCAATGTCAATGTCAACATAAACAGAGCCCAGGTCAATGCCGATGATGTCGCAAAAGCCCTAAACGACAAGCTCAAGTCTCAAGGCTCAGCTCTAAGGATTCAATAGTGCCAACAATCAGCAATTTTGACATAGCAACCGACCTCAAGGTCGAGTTCTTTATTGCGGGCGGTGGAGAAAATCTCTTTGTTATTGGAATCAGCAAGCTAGGCGGAACTGATGTTCTGGGTTATGGCGGAGTTTTTACAATCGGAGTTTCCCTGCTCGGAGGCGATGACCTACTAGGAGAGAGCTCTTTCCGGTGGACAGACTTAGGCTGCATAATCAATAAGGCTCAGCTGACTATTGGAGGCACTGTCGAGGATCAGCTCTACTTTCAGCCTCAACCAGCTGCAGCCCAAATTACGCTTCAATCCCTGCAATTCGACCCAGTCTACACTCCTGCCTTTAGACCTGGAGTCCAAATGCGAGTTAGGCTCGATGATGGAGTTGTTGACCAAGTTATCTGGTCAGGAATAATTGACTCAATCACTACCAGCTATGACGCTGAGGGCAATAACCTGATGAATCTAGTTGCCTTTGACAGCTTCAAGCGACTGATGAACACTCGCCTTGACCTATTCGACTCAGACACAGGATTCCCCGGCTATGTGACCCCTTATGAGCAGCTAGAACTAATCGCTGACGAGTTTGGAACTGCCATGAACGCTCAGAGCTCAGACCCAGGCGGAGAGATTCCAAGCACCATTCTGACCGATGTCATCCCAAGCGGATTGGTCTATGAGGCTATTCAAGTCGGTCTAGGTCTGTTCTGGATTGACCCTGAAACTCAAGAGTTTGTTCTAGTCCCACGCCCAGCGAGCATCAGCCCAGCTCCAGGCACTCCAGTAATCGGCAACAATCATGGAGATCCAAATCACCTCTGTATGAGCGACATAGCTACCAGTGCAACGGAAAACACTGTCTATAACTCGCTCAAAGTAATCCTGCAGTCTGATGACACGATTACAACGCTCAGGGAAAATGTTGACTCAATCGAGCTCTACGGAAAATACGCTCAGGATGTTACACTGAATACAACTGACCTAGATGAACTCAATCGCTGGGCAGACCTGGTCTTTCAGCAATACCCAACAGCCCTAGTCGACTCAGTTGAGACACCGGCAATCGACAGACTTGGGACGCTGACCGAAGCTGCTTTCTTTACTCCAGGACAATTAGTCGGAGTCAAGTATGACGAGGGAGTTATCGCCGTTGATGACTACTTCACAATTACAAAGGTGGGTCACTACATCGACCCAGATAATTGGTTCACTACACTAGAGCTCTGGAAAGAGGCTTAACTTATGGCTTACAAAGTCTTTACTAACGGCAGTCCGCTACCGGCTAGCGACCTAAACACTTATCTAATGAATCAGTCGGTTATGGTCTTTGCCAACTCGACTGCTCGATCAGCAGCACTTACAGTTCCAACTGAGGGAATGACAACCTACCTAGAGGACACAAACAAGGTTGAGGTTTGGACTGGAGCTGCTTGGACTGACATTAACGACAACACAGCGGCTATTCCTAAGTCCACGGTAACTACCGCGGGCGATCTAATCATAGCCAACGGAAACGCTTCGGTAACTAGGTTGGGTATTGGAACTAATGGGCAGGTTTTGAGTTCTAATGGGACTACTGCCACTTGGACCAGTCCTTCAAGTGGTGGCTGGACCCTTTTAAGCACTACAAATTTAACAGGCAGCACAATAAACCTCACTTCAATTTCACAAGACTATAAAACACTCTGGCTAAAAGCGTCAGCAGTAAATGTGAGTTCTGGCACCGGCAAAATCTTCATCCGACCAAATGGAGGTTCTGTTTCAATGTTTGGACATTCGACAACTACAACAGTGGCAACTTCTGGTTTTATAAGTAACTTAGACTTTGGAAGCAACGCAAACGCTTTGGGCACTTTTTCTGCTTTTATTTATGATTACACAAGCACCGGTAGCAATAAAGACATTGCAGTTTTTGGAAGAAACAATCAAAGCACTGGAATTTTCGCTAGTGGTTCAAATGGAGATACAATAGGAGCTTTTGCAGCAACTACTTCTTTGGAAATTGGCGTTAGTTCGGGCAACTTTACAAATGGAACTTTGAAATTGTATGGGGGTAACTGATGAATAAACCAATAACCACAATTGTAAATCTTGAAACTGGTGAAATTGTCACTAGGGAAATGAATAAATCTGAATATGAAAGTTTAGTTGAAATACAGAAAGAAGCGCAAGAACTAGACTTAGAGCTTCAAGCAAAGGCAGCAGCTCGTCAATCAGCTCTTGAGAAACTAGCAGCACTTGGTTTGACCGAGGCAGAGATTCAGGCTTTGGCAGGCTAGTGTGAGCACTAAGCCTCCTAGCAATACAGCCGTCATCCTGCGGATCGTGACCGAAATTGAAAAGAAGCTCGAGGACTTCGAGCAAAGAATTAGAGCTCTTGAGAAAGCTCACTGGAGCAATGCCCTAGTGCAGTCAATCATGACGGCTGGAATTACGGCAGCAATTGTTGCCTTTATCGTTAGGGGAATCTAATGTCAATCAAAGACAATTTCACAGTTGACGCTGGGGGCACTTTAGTTCGGACTTATGTCTACACCACTGAGGAGGGCACTCCTGTAGATTTAACCGGCTACACGGCTAAGGCTCAAGTTAGGCACTCAAGCCGGGGAACTCTAATCATCGAGTCAGAGCCAACAATTGACTTAGAGACCGCTGAAATCACAATGACCTGGACTCCTGCTCAGACCAAAGAGCTAGTCGACTCTAACTATGTTTATGGCATCGAGGTTGCAACTGCCGATGAAGCCGATGTCATTGTTTTGGCAACTGGAGTTGTCACTGTAAATCAAGAGATAGTCAAGTAATGCCAGTCGAGGTAATCAGACACGAAAACATCGTCTCGGTTATCGAGCCAGAGGCAAACATCCTCACAATCAGAGGAGCTTTTAATCCCAATTACGGCAGCTTTGGCTTTCGCTCAAGCGACCAGACTTGGACAGAGACCTCCCCAATTCCACTTGACTACACTGACTTTGCCAAGCACATCGAGATTGACGAGGGCGGTCAGATTATCTTCCGCCGAGCAGGTAAATACAACATCGCTTTCTCAGCTCAGTTAGAAAAAATCGGTGGCGGCAGTCATCAGGTTGAAATCTGGCTAAAGCAAAACGGCACAGACATCCCTCACAGCAACACAGCGATCACACTTTCTGGGGGCTCTGGTACAAAGCTGGTAGCTGCCTGGAACTTCTTTGTTGATGTTGATGCCGATGATTATGTGCAGCTCTATTGGTGGGCTGATGCAATCAACACAATCAAGATTGAGTCTCGACCAATTACTAACGGCAGACCAGCTATCCCAGGCGTAATTTTGACAGTCAATCAGGTTGCCTAATGAAAGCTATTGCTCCAGTCAAAGGCAAGTTCAAAGTCACCAGTCCTTTTGGTATTCGCAAGCATCCAATCACAGGCAAAAGGCGAGCTCACTTAGCAGCTGATCTTGTAACAGGCAAGATAAATGAGCCAATCATCGCTCCAGAGTCAGGCAAAGTTCTCGAGGCTAAGCAGAGTACTGCACCAGGCGGCGGCTACGGCTTTTATGTCAAGATGAAAGGCGAGTCAGGCTTCATCCACTTATTCGCTCACCTGGCAGCTCACAGCTTTAAAGTCAGGGCTGGAGATAAGATTGAGCAGGGTCAGCAGTTAGGCACTATGGGCACAACTGGAGCCAGCACCGGGATTCACCTACACTGGGAAGTTCGCTGGAAGATAAAGCCCACAGATCCAATCAAGTGGCTAGAAAAGGTAAACTCATGAAGCTAACCCCAAAAGTTCGCCGAGCTATTTACGCTGCAGTAGCAGGTTTAGTGCCGTTGCTAGTGCTAGCTGGCATCATTACCGATGAGCAGTCTCAGGCAATCCTCACCTCAGTTGCAGCTTTTCTGACTATGGCAGCGACCATCATGGCTGGAGCCTATGTGCAGGATGATGAGATAGAAAACTTTACCGAGATTGACACACCAAACATTCCAGGGCAGAACTAAGTCCTAGCCAACTACTAGTCTGCAACTATGAAAATTGCAGATCGAATTGAAGATGTTGGTAAGTGTGTTCTAATCGGACAATTCCCTGCTGGAAGCCCTGAGTGGGTCGAGCAAAGGGAATCAGGCATTGGGGGCTCTGAGGTAGCCTCTATCCTTAACCTAAGCCCTTACAAGAGTGCCGTAACCTTGTTCTATGAAAAGCTAGGGCTGATTGACCCTCCACCGGCAACGATGGCGATGAGACTTGGCAACCTACTGGAGCCAGCAATCATCGAAGCTTTCCGGGAAGAATTTCCGACAATTACTGTCCATCATGAAAACCTCACCTTTGCCAGCCTTGAAAATCCTCGATTCAGAGCCAATCCTGATGCCATCATTGAGGATCAGAACGGCAATCTGAGTATTCTTGAAATCAAGCACACCGGGCAATACTGGACTGAGATACCCCTGCACTACAAGTATCAGGTGCTTTGGTATCAGTATGTTACCGGGCTTACAAACCCTGCTACCCTCTACGCGGTCACAGGAGGCTCTGTGAGGGCTTTTACTGTCGAATGGGATGAAACCCTTATGGAGGTCGTAAAATCGGCTGTAACGGCTTTCTCTGCCCTTTTAGACGCAGAGCAGCCTCCAACCTATGACGGCAGCGATTCGACCTACCAGACAATCAGGGAACTTAGCCCAGGCATCAGGGACGAGGAGGTCGAGCTGTCCTGTGGGATTGAGCTATTGGCAGCCAAGCAAATCTATGACGCTGCAGAAAAGAACCTGCAAAAATACAAGTCGATGGCTCTAGACGAGATGGACGGAGCTAGAGTTGGACTTGCTAACGGAACACCCATTGTCATGCTTCAAGCCAGAGGCGAGGGCAAACCCTACATCACTTTCACGAAAGGCAACTAATGAGTTTCTTAGATAGCTACGAGCCAGTAGCAGATCGCATCGCCGCTTTCTGGGCAGAAAACCCAAAGGGCAGAATTCACACCGACATCGTTCTGATCAACGCCGATGAGGTTGTTATCAAGGCAAGTGTCTACACCGATAGAGATGACGCAAGACCAGCAGCCATCGACTTTGCAAGAGAGAGCAGAACCTCTGGTCAGCTAGTCAAGTTCGCTGTTGAAAACTGCAGCACCTCGGCAATTGGGCGAGCACTAGCGACCCTGAACTTCCAGGTCAAGTCAAAGTCCGGCAAAGCAATCCGACCATCCAGGGAAGAGATGACAAGAACAGTCAGCGAAGCTCCAAAGCAAAAGAACTGGGCTCAAGAGGCAACAGTGCTAGCCGGAACCAAGAACATCCCAGGGCTAAGAGCACTTTACAAAGAAGCTCAGGCAGCCGAGGCTGGAGACCAGATTCTGCAGTCAATCAAGGACTTGGCAAAGAGCTTAGAGAGTCAGGCAAAATAGAGAAAGGGGGCTCAGGCACACAGAAACCCGAACCCCCAGCTGTTGAAGGAGACAGCCTAGACCCTAACCACGAAAGGGTATAGTGATACTAACACAGACAGGAGACAACATGAAATTAGACACAGAAGAAATGCTCATCACCGAGAAAGCCAAGAGCTACAACATGGGATACACACATGGGCTTGAGGACTTCAAGATGAGAGCACTGATGGATCTATGGCAGTCAGCCAGACCCTACCAACTTGCCGAGCCAGAGCTTTACCAGCTTTTCAAGCAAGCCATCCAAAGGATAGAAAATCTTAGGTGATACATCCTTTATAGTTATTTATAAATTCTAGTATTAATAACTAGAAACCTATAGATAACTACTACAAATCTATAGTTATTTAGCTATAGGATTCTATAGATAGCAACACCAACACAAAAACTAAGGAGACACAATGCCTCAAATACAAATCGCCGGAACAGTTCACTCAATCGGCTGGGAGGGAAAACGCATCCAAGTCTGGGAAAGATTCAACTCCAACGGAAAAGACTTCTCTAGACTTTGGACTTGCTGGTTCTCAAGCCCTCAGCACGATCTACTTCAAGAAGAAGATTGGACTGAAATTCATGGAGAGCTGAGCACCAAAATCGGCAGCTACAAAACCAAGGATGGCGTTGACAAGACAGTCATCGAGCACCATGTCCAAGGAGCTCAGGTTGTCCAGGTGAAAACCGCTGCAGAACAAAAAGCCCACGCTGACAAGTTCGAGGATGCTCCGTTCTGATGATTCAAAAGACAGTTCACTACCTAGAGCCTCAACTGCAAAAGATTGAGGATGTTGACACTGGGATTGCCTATTGGCGAATCGAGATGCTTTTGGAGGATGAAACTCCAGAGGATCAGTGGCTAGTTGTCGAAAACCCAGACCTGACCGAGCTAATGAAAGCCTTTAGCTCTCAGCTAGTAGAGCACTACTGCTAATGATTCAAGTCTTTGCACCAGGAATCCCACAGCCACAGGGGAGCAAGAACGCTTACCAAAGAGGCGGCAAGATTGTCCTGGTCGAAGCCAATAAGAATCTCCCAGCCTGGAGGAGGCTAGTAACTGAAAAGCTGGAAGCAGCTAACTACAGTTGCCAGCCCCTCACAGGTGCAGTGTCCTTGGATGTCATGTTCTTCATGCCAAGACCTAAAACAGTCAAGCGAGAACTCCCAACAGTTCCACCAGACCTGGACAAGCTAATTAGATCCATAAACGACTCAGCTACAGATGCCGGAATCATCGAGGATGACTCTCAGGTCGTTGAAATCGTTGCCTACAAGGTCTATGAAGCCGAAGCGATGCCAGTTGGAGCACTAATCACTTACTCTAGCTTTCTCGGCGTGTCGTTCGACAAGTAATGACTCGAGTGCCTACCTTAGAAACAACACAGAAAGGCAGGACAATGCTAGAAAACCTAAAAGACTCAATAGGCAAGCGTAAATACCCTTGTGCAGTCAAAACCTTTTATGACACCCTCTCCAAAGCTGACCAAGAAATTCTGATGTCAGTTCTTTCGGACTATTCACTCAGCAACCTTTCAATTGAAAAGGCTTTAAAGGCTCAGGCTGGTGTAACGCTCGCTGATACAACAATTGCTCGCCACCGCTCAGGTCGATGCTCATGCTCGAGAATTTAAACCCGGCTCGCAAAGTCGAAGCTCCAAAGGATTGGAGACCAGCTCTCGAGTTTGATGGGCATGAGGGCTTTGCAATTACTCCAGGCGTGCCAGCTGATCAATTACCAGACTTCGAGGACTTTCTAAAGCTGCAAGGCTTTGACCCGGAGCAGTATGAAGTTGTTGGCACTCCCAGAACTTCACGCTGGCAAAAGTATGACGGCGATTGGCTGACTAGCTACCGATTCAACTTCCGACTAAAGCGGAGAGCTGACATCGACCTCCCACTGACTTGGAAAACAGTCAAGGGCAAAAAGGCTAAGCCTCAAGTAGAGGTTGAGACTGGCAAGGCTTTGATTGTTATGCTAAGCGACTTTCAGATTGGCAAGGTTGACCATCGAGGTAACACTGAGGATCTACTAGAGCGAGTCTTTGCAAGTTATGACCGAATTGAGCAGCTGGTAAAGCGAGGCAAGTACCAAAAGGTCATTATCGCTGAGTGTGGTGACCTGATCGAGGGCTTCTACAACAAAGCTGACCAGCAACAAGTTTTTAGCAACGATAAAAGTTTGATGAGTCAGGTCGATCTCGGAGTTGCCTTGACTTGGGAGCTAATCAAAAGACTTAGAAACTATAGCAGCCTTAGTTATGCGACAGTTGCCTCCAATCACTGCCAATTTAGATTGAGCAAGCAGCAAGTCGGTCAACCAGGGCTAGATGACTGGGGAATCGTAGTTGCTAAGCAGTTGGCTAGGCTCGCAAAGGAAACAGATACCAAGCTCGAAGTCTTTGTGCCTAACCCTGAGGATGAGTCTCTCGCTCTTGACGTTTTTGGAGATCAGTTCCATGTTCTTGGGATGGTGCATGGTCACCAAGCCTCCAAACCAGAGAGCATCCCAAGCTATTGGTCAAATCAAGCCTTTGGGCATCAGCCCATTGCTGGAGCGACTGTCCTAATCACTGGGCACTTTCATCACCTAAGAGTTCAAGAGCTAGGAGCTTCTCACAATGGAGGCAGCCGTTATTGGATTCAGGGAAAGACTATGGACAACGGATCCAATTGGTATAAGCTCAATTCGGGCTCTGATTCACAGACAGGGATTACCTGTTTTGAGTTAGAGAAAAACAAACACTACACAGGAGCAGTATTCAATGTCTAACACAGCAAAGTTATTAGCCGTACTTCTAATCGTTCTAGCAATCTTCATGGTTGAAATTTTGGTCGAACTACTTATGCCAATTGCTTGGGTTGTTCTAATTGCAATCCCAGTTGTCTTTGGCTATCTAATCCGAGAGCTCTATCGAGCTGGCAAAGGCAGGTTCTGATGGAGTGTCCAGTCTGCAAAAAGAAGCATCATGCTAAATTGTTTGGCATCGTAAAGTGTCAGGAGTGTTATGGCAGATTGGCACAACAGCCAAGATTGGGCAAAGGCAAGGGCATACGCAAAGACAGTACTCGAGCCAGTATGCCAACATTGCAACAAAGAACTCGTAGGGGGGGATTGGACAATTGACCACATCATACCGCCGGGGGATGGCAAGCCCAACCATGACATTAGCAACCTACAATCGCTATGTCGACAATGCAACGGACGCAAACAAGATAGAACGCTGGTCAGAACAGCCTGGCGTTCTCCTCGTTGGTGACCAGGTACTTTACTGGAGTGAAGATTTGAAAAGAAAACCATTCAAAGCAAAAGGTCGACACAGAAAAATAGAGGGGGCGTTTTTTCGAGGAATCTTCCGAATCCCGCGCAAGCAGTCTCTTTTTCACAAATGGTTCAGATTATTCGGGGGTTGGCTATGAAGCTTGAGGAAACAATCAAGAACTGGTTGGCAACAGTCGAATTGAGTCTTGAATTGCAAGTGCTTGCAGGGCTTTCCCTCA